AGCTTTCAGAACTTTCTGATTTGACAAAACTCGCGCCGATGCTACGATGCCTTCAGATGAGTGCGGCGGGCCGGCGCTGGCAGCAAGGCTGAGGTGACGGCAGCCGCACCACAAAACCAAATCATCCACGCCCCGGACTGAGCTGCACGGTCGGCAAGGTCTGGGTGTCGTGCGACGCAAGCCAACGCTGCACGGTCGGCGGTAACTTGCTGGCGATGTTCCATCCCTGGGACGTGTCGCCGGCGTGTTCCCGCCGATCTTCGTTTTCGGCGTCTGACCCCGGCGAACAAGCGAGGTCAGCATGCCGCAATTCATTTCCGCGAAGGCCCTCCGCGAGAAGCGCGCCGAAGTCGCCAAGAAGACGACCGCCATGGCCGAGGCGCTCCAGGCCGACAACGAGGCCCGCGCCGCCAAGGGCGAAGCCCCGCGCGAGTGGACCGAGCAGGAGGCCAAGGACTGGAACGCCCTCGACGCGGAGTACAAGCACCTGACGGCGCAAATCGGCATCGCCGAGCGCGTCGAGCAGGTGCAGGGCGACCAGCTCCGTCCCGCCGGCCAGCCCGACGTCGGCCGCACGCCGACCGCCCCGCGTGGCGGCGCGTCCCGGGACGGCGTCGAGGAGATGACCGCCCTGGCGATCCAGGCATGGTTTCGCAGCGCCATTTCCGACAGCTCCCGTTTCCCGCTCAACAGCCAGCACCAGCAGGCCTGCGAGGCGATGGGCTTCGACCCCCACGCCAAGGAACTCTGCATCAAGCTGCTGCCGACCGAGCAGTACGCTGCGATGCAGGAAGCTTTCCGCAGCGCCCCGCCGGCGCTGGCCCGCCAGCGCGCCATGCAGGCCCTGAACTACCGGGCCGCGCTCAGCACCACGACCGCGGCCGACGGCGGCACGATCTTCGCGCCCGAAACGATGATGAACTCGATCGAGGTCAACATGCTCGCCTTCGGCGGCGTGCTGGCCGTCTCCGAGATCATCCGCACCAGCGGCAGCGACCGCTGCCGGATGCGCTGGCCGACCGTCAACGACACCGCCAACAAGGGCCGCCGTCTGAGCGAGAGTCAGGCGGTCACGAACACCGCGCAGCCCAGCTTCGGTGCGGTCTGGTGGGACCTCTACAAGTACACGTCGGACGAGATCCTCGTGCCGTACGAGCTGCTCAACGGCACGCCGTTCAACCTGGCCGCCGTCCTCGGCCGCATGATGGGCGAGCGCATCGGCCGCAAGGCGGCGGATGACCTGACGACCGGCACCGGCGTCAACCAGCCCGGCGGCCTCGTCACCAAGGCGACCTCCTACAGCGCGGCCGCTGCTACGGCGATCAGCTGGGACGACCTCGACAACCTGGTCTCGGCCGTCGATCCGGCGTACCGCCTCGGTGCGGGCTTCATGTTCAACGATGCGATCCGGGGCTACCTGCGCAAGCTCAAGGACGGCATGGGCCGGCCGCTGTGGTTGGCCGAGGCCAACGGCGCGGAGCCCACCAGCCTGAAGGGCTACCCCTGGTACATCAACCAGTCGATGGACAGCACCGTCGCCAGCGGCAAGAAGACGGTGCTCTTCGGCCAGCTGCCCAAGTACAAGGTGCGCATGCACGACGAGATCCGCATCTACCGGCTGGTCGAGCGCTACCGCGAGAACGACCAGGACGCCTTCCTGGCGTTCGCCGAGATGGACGGCAATCTGCTCGACGCCGGCACGGCACCCGTGAAGTACCTGCTGCAGCCGTAAGCGTGCCTCGAACCACCAGGGGGCTGACGCCCCTCGCTCGACGGAATTGACCCATGCGGAAAGTGAAACTGCTGACGAGCCGCGTGCTGGGCTCCGGCCAGGTCCAGGAGTTCGGCGAGATCGTCGAGCTGCCGGCCGCCGAGGCGGAGCAGCTCGTCAGCGCCGGCCAGGCGGTTCCGGCCGACGAACCTTCCCCGGCGGCGAGCGGCCGCCCTTCGCGAGGTAACCGATGAAGACGTTCCAGAAAGACGTGCAGCGTATCGAGCGCGTGATGAACGCGGTGGCGGCCGGCACGTCGAACCAGACCAGCAGCGCCGTGGACATGCAGTCCAATGGCGGCTTCGACGAGGTCACCTTCGTCGCCATGTTTGGCACGCTGACCGCGTCCCAGGTGACCAAGATCAAGGTGCAGCAGTCCGACGACGACGGCGCGTCCGACGCCTACGACGACGTTGCTGGCAGCCTCAGTGTTGCCCTGGCGGATGCCGACAGCAACAAGATGCTGGCGACGACGGTGCGTCCGCGCAAGCGCTACGTGAAGTGCGTGGTAGTGCGCGGCACGGCCAACGCGGTGATTGACGGCGTGCTGGCTTTGCTGTCACGGCAGGACAAGGCCCCGGTGACGCAGCCGAGCACCATCGTCGGCTGGAAGACGCAGGACTATCCCGACGAAGGCACCGCGTAAGCCACCCTCCCCTGGCGCTCGCCCGGCCCTGAAAGGAGGGCACTTGCATGGCCACTGAAACCGGACACCACCCGAATCGCTTTTACGCGGACCAGGCGGGCGATTTGCACCTCAACGGCGCGAACCTCTGGGATCAGGCCGAGAAGGCGCTGGCTCAGCGGGTCACCTTCTCGCCGGCGGCCGGCTCGACGAACGTCTGCCTGGTCACGATCCAGGTCAAGGACGGCGCGGGCAATAACCTGGCGCGGCCCTTCGAGTTGTTGGTCTACCTCTCCGACGATTCCGGCGGCAACGGCCTGACGGCGACGACGGCGAGCGGTGCCGTGGCGGCCGGCGCGAGCGGGACGGACCTGCAAGCGAAGGTCAGCAAGAAGGCGCTTGATGTGCTGACGGACAACACCGGCAAGTACATCCTGAGCATCACGGACACCAGCAAGACGGGCTTCTACGTCGCCGCCACGACGCCCGGCACGGGCAACGTCCAGGTGAGCAGCCAGCTCCAGTCCGCGAACTACGGCTAACCGGGGCTCACTTTCCTCGGAGGGAAGTGAGCGGAGGATCAGCGGATGTACGCCGAGCGGAAAACGGTCAGCATCACGACCGACGGCAGTGGCAACGGCGTCGGCTACACCGACGCCATCACCGGCCGCATCCTCGCCGTGGGCTACGTCAAGGACGGCAGCAATCCTTACAGCAACGGCGTCGACATCACCGTGACGCTGGAAGCGACTGCCGAGGCGATTGTCACCATGACGGACCAGAACGCCAGCGGCGTGTACTATCCCCGCCCCGGCGTGCATGACGAGACCGGGGCGGCGGCCCTGTTCGCCGCCGCCGGCACGAAGCTGCGCGAGCCCGTCACGGCGGCGGCCGACCGGGTCAAGATCTCCGTGGCGTCCGGCGGCGCGTCGAAAATCGGCAGCTTCTTCGTCGTCGTGGGGTGAGCATGAGCGGCCATTACGACCTGACGCTGGACACCCCGCCGTCCGCGCCGCCAACCGATGCGCAGGAGGGCAAGAAGTTCTGCCGCATCGACCTGGCCGAGGACGATCGGGTTGTAAACGCTCTGATCGCCGGGGCGGCCGAGCGGGTCATCAAGGTGGCGGGCCGCGCGCTGGTCACCCAGACCTGGCTGCTGCGGGTGGATTCGTTCTGCTGCGAGGTTGGCGGCACGGTGGTCTATCACGATTGCCGCCATGGCTGGACGCTGAGCCCGCCGCTCGCGCCGCTGCAGTCGGTGACGTGGATCAAGTATTACGACACGTCCGGCGTGCAGCAGACCCTGGACCCGGCAAGATACGTCGTCTGCCCGAGCGTGGGGCGGGGAAGGATCGTCCCGGCGTACGGCACGATCTGGCCCACGGCACAAAGTCGACCGCAGGCCGTCGAGGTCAAGTTCGTGGCGGGCTACGGCCTGGCCGCTGCGGTGCCATCGGAGATCAAGGCCCGCATCTGGAACTATGTCGCCTACTGCTACCGCAACCGCCAGGAGATCGACGAGGACTACCTCGACACGCTGTTCCGCCGGTTCTGGACGGGGGTGAACTGATGGCACTCCCCAAGCGCAAGGGCAAGCCGATCACGATCGGCGACGAGTTCGGTGGCGACCCGGGGCAGATGCCGCATCGGGTGACGATTCAGGCGAAGCCGGCGACGGAAAGCCGCAACGATCTGAACGAGGACACGCGGCCCTGGGAAGACGTGGCCACGGTCTGGGCCAGGGTAAAGCCGCTGAGCGGCCGGGAGTTCTGGCAAGGCGACCAGTCCCGCGCGGCTGC